CGCCTGGTGAACCAAACACGCAACGTGGGTCTGAGAAGCCGAAGCTGTAACGCTCACGAGCCTTAAACCGCATGTTGCCAGTGTCAAAGTCTGCTTCCATCTGAGTTGCCAGAGGAACACGCTCGAAGTGCAAGAAGCCACGAGGTGCGTCTGTCATCACGAAGAACGCATCTGGGTCTGTCAGGAAGTCGTTGACGGCGTAGCCATCAGGCAACATACCCATAGAACGGATAGCGTTTACATCGTTGTCAGCAGTACCAACACGGAGGTTTGACACCATCAGACGCTCTGCAATGAACTGAAGCTGACGAGGAATAATCAGCTTTGTGCCACGCAGTGCAACTTTCAGGCCACGCTCATCAACGAAACCAGCAATCTGGATCAGAGCGTCTTCCAGAGAAGTTTCGTTCAGATCAGCAGCTGTTGATGGTTCGTTGTTGAATGTACCACCGTTTGTCAGCGGGTGTGATGCATCACACAGAGCAACGCCGTCACCACCAGCAAATGCGCCAGCAGAGAATGCGTTGTTCAGGATTGATGCAGCCTTAACCTGCTTTGTGTGTGCCATTGACCGTGCGAGTGCACGAGTGTAGCGAGAGGCCAGACGATCATACAGATTGTCTTCAACAGCTTCTTCAGTGATTGAAAAAGCCATTGCTACTGTCTCGTGGTTGTACCGAGCAGTGTAAGCTTCTTGTGCATCGTCGTAAGATACACCTGTGCCTTCACCTTTAGTCGGCGCAGCCCCGAAACCAGACAGCATAACCTCTTCCTCGAATGCCCGATCTGATGACTCGGTGTCGAAGATTTCAGCATGCTGGCCTTCGTAGCGACCATATTCCATACCAAAGAGAGCGTTTAGACCCGGCTCTAGTTCTTTGGCGAGTTGTGCGCGAGAAATAGCCATTATCTACACTCCCTTATGAAATAGCGGCTTCAGAATCAGACTGAAGCAGCGCGTGATTGTTAAGCATCACAATCATAGGAATACCAGCGGCAGTGAAGTCGGCGTTCTCGGCGTCATCCAAAATACCCACAATCTTCAAAGGAAGAGAGGCGTTAGATGAATCGAGAGTTGCGACATCAAGCTGTGCGCTAGAAATGCCTGTGGTTGTGCTACCGCTTGCGCCATTGTTGAACTGTGAGTTCTCAAAAATGGCTTGAACAGCAGTTGCTTTGTTAGTGATGGTAGCGTCTGTGCAAATTACAAAGCGCTGGAGCGGGTTGTCGTACACATACCCGATGATATCGAAGTTTGTGTCGGCACCTGAACCGGGCCAGTAGTTTGAGAAGACTTTCTTACCAGTCGTAGATGATACATATTCACAGCCAGCAAAAACGCCAACGGGAGCTTCAGTATCGCCGGATGCAGAACAGATAACGATTTCACCACCGTTATCGGCCTTTACCATTGATCCCTGATAGATCGCGCTAGCGGCGCTGTCGATGAAGTATGCATTAGTACCTTGGGTAGCTGGAGCGCTACCTGCGGTATTGATCGGCTTGAGGCCGAAGGCAACATTAGTGTTTGCCATTGCTTACTCCTTATCAGATTAAGGGGACTAATCCTTGCCCCCGAATGATACACGACTTTGCCTATCGTTATGGATAGGCATTGAGGGATGTTGTTCCCTCATCAGGTTATCGTCAACGGCTTTCATTTGATTGCGGGTCTGCTCCCGGTAATATTCAGTTCTTTCTTCAACCGTTTCTTCTGGAATCCGTGCAAGCATTAAACCGCCTACACCAATAACCCCAGCATTTCTACCTTCATCAATCGTTGGAAACTGATCAGCCAGATCTGGATATTCATCCGCACGAACTGGTTCCCATCCTTCCCGAAGCTTTGCTGCTACGTTTGTGCGATCATCTTCCCCACGGATTGATGTGCGGATCCAACGATGCTTGTAGCCTGCTGGTGCTTCAGGTGCTGCCAACTTTGATGGTGGTGTCCACGGCTTACGCCGTGTCGTTTTTGCGCGTGATGTTGATTCGCGTGTAGTTCTATCAGCCATTTTCTTACTCCTTAACGTACTTTGCATATTCTTCAAGCGGAACATTCAAGCGTTTCGCAATAGCAATTTGCGAAGGCGTAAGTTTGACTGTTCTGCGCCCCTTTTTAGACGACTTAGAAGCCGTGGACTCCGCAGAAGCGACTCGGGGTCCTGCATCACGAACTGGTTCCTTAAACTTGTGCGGGAACTCAGTGC